CCTGACTGTGCCGCAGGCTACGCTGTCGTCGGACAGTACATCTGTACTGGTTCCAGACGTTCTGGTGGTACAGAATGCCTATGCTCGTGCCCTGGTGGAGCGCGGGGAAGATGGTGGGTTAGCTTCATCTGAGGCTTACCAGCTTTATAGAGCCATGCTAGCAGATTACATTGCTCTTGAAAGCACTCGGTATCCTGAGAACCAAGAATTTGTTGCGATATGAGTGAGCAACTTCAGATTGCCAGCATCTCAGCCCCAGGCTTCTTTGGGCTGAAAAGTGTTGCTGCGTCTATGCTTGTGTGCTCTCATTGCAAAAAACAAAAATTATCCAACGAATTCCCCAGAGCAACTAACAAGCCAAGGGGATTTGCTTGGATTTGCAAGCAATGTAAAAAAACAAAACTGCTACAAAAGAAAGCATCCATGTCAAAAGACGATTGGATGCTCTTGAATCGAAAATATTGGCTTAAATCACAATACAATTTGTCACTAGAAGAGTACAACGAAAAGCTAAAAAATCAAGAACATAAGTGCGCTATATGCAGATGTGATGAAACTGAAGCGTTCAAAGGTTTGTTATTTGTAGATCATTGTCACAAGACTAATAAGGTTAGAGGTTTGTTGTGTCATCATTGCAACACGGCTCTTGGCAAATTTCGTGAGTCAAAACAAATTTTGCAAAAAGCCATGATGTATTTGGATCAGAACGATGGCTGAAGCTCTTCAAATCACTAGTATTTCAGCCCCAGGCTTTACAGGGCTGAACACGCAAGACTCGCCTCTTGATCTGGCGGCTGGCTTTGCTCTTGTTGCGACGAACTGCATCATCGACCAGTATGGCCGTATCGGCTCTCGCAAGGGCTGGTCTAAGGTCAACAGTTCCTCTGGCGATCTTGGTGCTAATCCTGTTGGCGTGATCCATGAGCTTGTGCAGTCTGACGGCACACTGACTGTCTTGTTCGCAGGCAACAACAAACTGTTCAAGCTCGATGGCTCTAACGCTGTCGTGGAATTGACCTACGGGGGGGGTGGGACGGCTCCTACGATCACTGCTAGCAATTGGTCTTGCTCCTCTCTCAATGGGATCACCTATTTCTTCCAAACGGGACACGATCCGCTGATCTATGATCCTGCTGTTAGCACTACCACCTATCGCCGCGTGAGTGAAAAGAGTGGATATGTAGCTACAGTGCCTAGCGCAAACATCGCTCTGTCGGCTTTTGGCCGTATGTGGGTAGCCAATACGTCAACCGTCAAGAACACGGTCTATTTCTCTGATCTGTTGGCGGGTCATGTGTGGTCTACTGGCACTGCTGGCTCTCTCAATGTTGACAGGATCTGGCCTAATGGCCCTGATGAGATCCAAGGCCTTGCTGCTCACAACGGCTTCCTGATCATCTTTGGCAAGCGGCAGATTCTGGTCTATCAAGATGCCACTACGCCATCAACGATGCAGCTTAGTGACACAGTTGGCGGTATCGGCTGTATCGCACGGGATACGATTCAGACCACTGGCAAAGACGTGCTGTTCTTGTCCAACTCTGGTGTCAGGTCGTTCGCTAGGACTATCATTGAGAAGTCTGCACCGCTTGGCGACTTATCTAAGAATGTCAGGAACGACCTCATAACGATCATCAATGGCGAAACACTTGCGAACATCAAGTCTGTCTATTCTGAGAAAGAGGCCTTTTACTTGGTCACGTTGCCTTCTGTCAAAGAGGTCTACTGCTTTGACACAAGAGGCCAGCTACAGGACGGATCGTTCAGGGTGACTGTTTGGGACTCGATAGAGCCAACTGCTCTGTTGTCGCGCAGGAATGGTGATGTCCTGATCGGCAAAACTGGATATGTTGGTAAGTATGGCATGTTCCAAGATGATGGTGTGGCGTACAGGATGTTGTACTACACCAACCATGCTGATCTTGGGAATCAGAACGTCACATCGATTCTGAAGAGGCTCAAAGCTACTGTCATTGGTGGCACGAATCAAAACGTCACGATGAAGTGGGGATTTGACTTGTTGACCAACTATCAATCGGCCAACTCTACAATCCCAACTCAAGGCATTTCTGAGTATGGCATTGCTGAGTACGGTGCTAACGGTGTGCCTGTTGCCTACTACTCCGAGGGCGTATTGATGCAGATCTTGTCTGTGCCTGCAACTGGCAGCGGGAAGATCGTGCAAACTGGTTACGAGTCAGATATCAACGGATCGTCGCTGTCGATTCAGCGCATTGAAATCCAATACAAGGATGGGAAACTGTCCTAATAAACGGAAACGGAGATTGCTGTGTCAAATTACACCAAGAGTACCAACTTTGCTACTAAAGATGCGCTGGCATCTGGCAATCCTCTGAAGATTGTCAAGGGCACTGAGATTGACACTGAGTTCAACAACATTGCCACTGCTATCTCTACGAAGGCTGATCTTACGTCTCCCACATTGGTTACGCCTGCGCTTGGCACACCCTCGTCTGGTGTGTTGACTAACTGTACTGGATTGCCAATGACATCTGGTGTCACAGGCACTTTACCAATTGCAAACGGTGGTACAAATGCCACTACTGCTGCCAATGCTCGTACCAGTCTAGGACTTGTTATTGGCACAGATGTGCAAGCATTTAACTCAAACTTGACCGCGTTTGCAGCCAAGACCGCTCCTACTGGAACCGTTGTTGGTACGAGCGACACACAGACGCTAACTAATAAGACACTCGGTACTGGTTTGGTGATGGCTGCAAGTGCCACTGTCTCTGGTACTGCACAGGCATCGACCAGCGGAACATCAATTGACTTCACCGGCCTTCCGTCATGGGTGCGCCGCATTACGGTGATGTTTAACGGCATGAGTACGAGTGGAACGTCAAATTTACAAGTTCAACTTGGCACTGGAAGCACGCCAACTTTTACCACTAGTGGGTACTCTGGCGTTGTTTCTATTACCACCTCTACAACACTAAACGCTGCGTCATCTTCTGTTGGTTTTGGGCTTACACAACAAACAGCGACTTCGTATGTGTACTCTGGTGCAATGTTTATCTCCTCGTTTGGTTCAAACACATGGGTAGCAAACTCGCAAATTGCTAGTGCAGCAGGCATTGTTCATACACAACAAGGCAGTAGTTCCGTAACTCTAGGTGACACGTTAACCGCTGTCCGCATCACAACAGTCAACGGCACTGACACCTTCGACGCCGGATCAATCAACATTTTGTACGAGTAATCTAATAGCTGGGAATCATCAATGAAAAGCGAAGAGTGGCTCAGAGAGAACTTTAACAATGTCTTTGGTCTACCTAATGCCGCAACTGAATGGCTGTTGATGCTTTGGGATGCGATTCAGGTATTTGATGATGTGGCTGATGGAGATGAAGTAATCCGAGATGATCTGGATGTTGTGATTTGGAACACATTGGTTGGGATGAGCCAGAATCCGTTTTGGCAGGCCAATGCAAATAGTTTGATGCCTGTTGTTGCAACGATGGTGTTGAAGTGGCAGGCTTCAGATGAAGCTGAGCGAAATGGTGAAGCAGATGCCAGATCTTACATGTGGAGAGCCGGTTATTACGATGTTGTTTTGATGGTTGTGACGCTTTGTCACCCAGCAAAACGTGCGAAGGAACTTTCTCGCTATGTCATGGAGTTGTACGGCGAGAAATTTGAGGACTATATGAAGGAGTTTGATCATGCCTGATCCAGTAACTGGTATAACCGCTGGTGCCAGCCTTCTTGGTGGTGCACTGCAAGGCCGTTCTGCTGAACGAGCCGCACGAACTTCTGCTGCCGCTCAGGAACGTACCGCTCAACTTGCTGCTGAAGAGGCGCGTTTTCGGCCCGTAGGCATCACGACTCGATTTGGCCGGTCTATGTTTGACACGGATGCTGAAGGCCGTGTAACGGGTGCTGGCTATGAGCTATCTCCTGAACTTCGTGCTTACCAAGACCGACTGATGGGCTTGACAGGCATGGGTTTGACGCAGGCAGAGGCTGCGCCAGGGATGTACCAGCCGCTGATGGCTGCTGCTCCTGGCCTGTTTGGGCTGGCTCAAGGATATCTTGCAGAGACTCCACAGCAGGCTGCTCAACAGTACATGGCTCGTCAACAAGAACTGCTGGCTCCTGGCCGTGAGAGGCAGTTTTCACAACTTCAAAACCGACTGTTCCAAACTGGCCGTGAGGGTCTGGCTATTGGCGCTACTGGTGCCCGTCCTAGTGGCGCTGCTGGCCTTGGTGCTGCATCTCCAGAGATGGAGGCTTACTACAACGCTCTGGCTCAACAAGATGCTGAATTGGCTACTAGGGCACAGCAGGCTGGCATGGAGCAGACTCGGTTTGGTGCTGGCTTGTTTGGCACTGGTGCTGATTTGCTGCGAGGCGCTTACCAGGGCCAGATCGGTGCTTTGGCTCCGTTTGAGGCTTATCTTGGTCAGGCAAGAACCATTGAAGGTCTTGGTCAACAACCTCTCTCGCTTGGCATTGATATTGGCGCAAGGGGTCAGAGTACTGGTGCTGCAAGTGCATTGTTGCAAGGCGGCATGAGTGCCGCTAGGACACTTGAGGCGGCTAATGCCTACAACCCGTTTGCTGATTTGCTTACTGGCTTCAGCCGAAATCCAGCATTGGGACAGGGTATTTCTAGTGCATTCCAACCGTACATTGCCGGTAGAGAGGCTGTTTCCCAATACGGTGCTGGAAATGTTTATGGATATGGTGGTAGCGGCGCAACTCCGACTGATTGGAGCTTTTAATCATGGCAACTGATATCGTAGGTTCCTTGTTTGGTGTAACGCCAGAGGTATTGCAGCAGCGTCAGATGGAGATGGCTGACAGGCAGGCAATGGAGTACGCGCAACTGAGTCCTCTGCAAAGGGCTAGTTACGGTCTTGCTCGTGGCGGCTATCAACTGGCTGGCGCATTGGGTGGCCAAGACCCGCAACTGCGTATGATCAGCAATCGCAATGCTATTGCGCGTCAGATTGATCCTACAAACCTAGAGTCGATGCAGATGGGCATCCAGGCTCTGCAGCAAGCTGGCGACTCTGTGGGCGCTATGCAGTTGGCTCAGGTGCTTCGGCAGGCTGAGAGCGAAGCGGCGCAGCGTTTCCAACGTGAGGCTGCTGGTGAGGCTTCTCTTGCTACCGCTCGTCGTGAACGAGTTCAAGCAACGCCAAGGGAAATTCAGTTGGCTAGGGAGTTGGCTTCTCAACGTGGTGCCCCAGGTACACCAGAATATCAAGAGGCCTACAACGCTGAATTGACAAGGCTGACTACCACGGGAGAGTCTGCTACTCCTGAAATGCGTAATGCAGCGGCACTTGCTTCTAGGAAGGGCCCTCCAGGATCTCCTGAATACAATGCCGAGTATCAGGCTCAACTTTCTCGCTTGACTACTAAAGAAGAGGGTCGTGAGCCAACAAGTACAGAACTGACAAATGCTAGGGCTTTGGCAGCACTAGCTGGCCCAGTTGGTTCTGCAGAATACAACGCTGAGCTCAGAACACAGCTTAATCGTCTAACGACGAAGCCAGAACGAGAAGGCGCGCTGCCAGCATCATTGCAACTTGCAGATGCAATTTCTTCTGCTCAAGCCAAAGTTGATGAACTTGAAAGTCAACCAGAAAGCCCAGAACGCGATAGAGCTTTGGCTGTAGCTAAACGCAGAGTGGAAAACCTGGAACGACAAGCGCCTCAACCCAGGGGTCAATCTCCATCCCCCGCATTGCAATTGGCAAATGCTATTGCTACTACTGAAACAGAGATTGCTACTATTGAAAGTCAACCGGAATCTCCTGAAAGAGACGCACAGTTAGCTGCTGCAAAACGTAAACTTGCAGCACTTGAGAGGCAGTCACCTCAACCAAGGACTCCAGCCCAATCTCCTGCGTTGCAATTGGCTACTGAAATTTCCAATCAACAAGCCGTTGTTGATGCCCTGCAAAACGTACCAGCTAGTGCTGAACGAGACGCAGCGTTGCGTAGGGCTGTTACTCAACTTAATGCACTTCAGCGCCAGTTGCCAGAGCCCCGAGAACCTCAAAAACCTGAGATTGCAAGGCTGCAAGAGTTGCGTGATAGTTATCCTGTCGGATCTAAAGAGCGCAAAGAGGTGCAAAACCGCATTGATGCTCTTGGCAAGGGTGGAGGAGTTAGCGTCACAAACGTGCTGCCGAGACAAGAAGCTGGCGTTAACAAAAATAAAGTTGAGTTAGCTGGCCAAGTGGAGTCCAATGCGATTAATGCGACTGATCGTATTGCTTTGGCAAGGAATCTGAGAACATTCTTGCCACAGGCGTTTACGGGTCTCGGAAGTGATGTAAAACTGGAAGCCTCTCGATTTGCTGCGGCTCTTGGAATCCCGGTCACTGGGACAACTGAGTCACAGATCATTGATCAGATTCTGGGCCAGATGACCATTGGTGCTGCTGGACAGCTTAAAGGTGCTTTGTCTGATAAAGATCGAGAGTTCTTGAAGCAAACTATTGGTACACGCGGCCTTACCCGTTCTGCGCTTGAATTTGTGTCTCAGCGCATTGAACGAGAGGCTCGTATTGATGAACGACTTAACGAAGCAGTTCAAGCATGGCAAACATCTGGTAAGAGTCTGAACGACTTTAACTTTGTGACGCAGCGCAGTGAAGCCGCAAGGCAAATTGATGCTGACATTAAGCGTTTGGAAGAGCTTCGGCGCAAACAAAAGGGTGGATAAGATGGCACTTACTGAGCAAGAACGGCAAGAACTGGCTGCATTGGAATCAGCTTACGGTTCTCAAGAATCCGTACTCAGCCCCAACTACCAGCCTCCTGGGCTATTGCGGCAATTTGGACAGGCTGCACTACAAACTCTCCCTGAGATCGGTGGTTTGGTTGGTGGAGTAGTTGGTGCTGCAACTACTAGAAGCCCAATGGGCGCTCAGTCAGCCGCTGCTGTTGGGCGCACTGCTCTCCGTTCACTGGGCCGAGGGTTAATGGGCACGGGTGTTGGCACAGTAGGTGGCACTGCGATTAAGCAACAGGTAGACAGAGTACTTGGTCGTCCACAGCCGCTGGAAAAAAATCTTGCAGAACAGTTGAGCAACGCTGCTACCAACGTGGCACTAGATGGCGCTGGCAATCTTGTGTTCCAGTTGGCAGGCAAGGCATTCAAAGTCGCTAAAGAAGCTCTTCCTCCTTCTGGCTTGTTTGGCCGTGGAGTAGCAGAGAAAGACTTGAAATTGCAAGTCCAGCAATTGTTGGAGCGTGAAGGTGGAAGCTTGACCCGCTATCAAGTTTCTGGCGGTCCTTTGGCAAGTGTTACTGAGTCTATTGGCCGCGCTGGCGTTTCTGGCCGTCCAACATTTACGCAACTGGAACAAGCCAACCTGCGAGCCTTGCAAAGCTCTAGGGATCAGGTTCTTGATGACGTAACGACAAGGTTTGTTGATGACCTGAATGCTGGTGCAGCGTATAAAGACATCATCACGCGAGGACAGGAAGCTCTTAGCCAAACTGTCAAGCCTTTCTACGAGCAACTTCCGAAACGTGGCGGTGACATCCCTGTTATCACGCAAGGTATCGCTCAATCAGCTAGTCAACAGTTGGCTAGAGCAGAAGCCATTTCTAAAACCTCTGACCCATCGTTGAGCCTTGGTTCTGAGGTTGTTTCTGATTTGAGGAAACTGGCCGATTTGAAGGACAACATCAGTTTCGCAGAGGCTCATGAGTTCCGCTCAAAACTGGGTGAGCGTCTCCGCGCAGCACGAGATGAGTTTGGCAAGAACTCACCTCAAGTCGCGTTGTTGTCGCGCACCATGAAGGATATTGATTCTGCGATGGATAACGCAGCGGCACGGTTGGACCCTGCGCTTAAAGCTGAATACGATAGCACCTCAAAGTTTTACAAAGAAGGTATTACCGAGCTTTTCCCAAAGACACTTGCTAAGCTAGATAGGACTACTGCTGAACGACTTGGCGAAACAGTATTCAGGTCTGGCAATGTGTCAGAAGTGGTGGATTTTTACAAGTCTCTTGACAGGGCCAAACAACTTAACCCAAAACTTGACGTTGCGTCTGTTAGGTCTGGCATTCAGCGTGGGTATCTTGCCAGCCAGATCGGCGAGGAAGGCACAGACTTCTCTGCGAGTTCTTTGTTGGCGCTTGGCAAGAAGCTCCAAGAAGACAAGAAGTTCCGTAGAACGTTTGATGCGGCACTTGATCCTGCAGTCAGGAAGAATGTGGACTTGCTGATCAATGCGGTCAAACTGTCTCAACAGAAGCCTCAGAACACGTTCTCTCTGGCCATCAACTCAGAACAAGCTGAGGGTGTGCGTGGTGTGCTACAAGGGCTTGTAGCCGCATCTGGTGCCTTTGGCGCATACAGCGAACTGGGATTGGTTGGTGGAGTTGCTGCTGGAACTGGCATCTTGTTGACTCCACGAGTCATGGCCAAGTTTGCGACTAACCGAGAGGCTGTTAATGCACTCTTGGATGCAGAGCGTTCTTTCAGGAACTTGGGCAATCTCCCCGCTCAGCAAAAGCAGCAAGCTGCGCTGAGAACAATTGCTCTCATGAACTCTGCATATGACCGAGCAGGTGTGACGGCTGAAGATTTGGCACCGCAGCAGCAACCAGCCGCCGCTCCATTGCAAGCCCCTGCTGGTGGAACTCTAACCCCTGAAGAGCAGGAAGAATTGAAAAAGTTGATGTCTCGTTATGAGCAGGAGTAAACAATGTTGTCCCTTATCTCTACCCTAGGTGGCCTACTCATCAGCGGCCTGCCCAAGCTGCTCGAATACTTTCAGAACAAGGCCGATCAGAAACATGAGCTTGCATTGGCCAGGATGCAAAACGAGCGCGAGTTGGCTCTGGCTGCACAAGGTTACGCCGCGCAGCAGCGCATCGAGGAGATTCGCACGGATCAAGTCATGATGCAGACCGAGGCGCAGATGACTGAAGCCGCGCTCAAGCACGACGAGAAGATTCTGGACAGGGCCAGCCAGTGGGTTGCCAACTACGTCGGCACTGTGCGTCCGACGGTGACGTACATCTTCGTGATTGAATTGGTGCTGATCAACCTGTTCCTGTGCTACTACCTGTATACAAATCCCGGAATGATCAAAAGCATGGACGACGTGCTGCGGTACTCGGACATCATCTTCAGCCCCGACGAAATGGCCATGTTAGGAGGGATTATTGGATTTTGGTTCGGTACCCGGACCTGGGGCAAGAAGTGAAACTGAGCAAGGTCGGCGCTGACTTGATGCATAAGTACGAGGGGTTTAGAAACCGCCCGTACCTGTGCCCGGCGCACATCTGGACTATTGGATATGGCCATGTGCTGTACCAAGAGCAGATCAAGCTGCCGATGTTCCGGCCAGAAGGAAAGACCAAAGCCGACATTCCGATGATCCGCAGTGAGTATCCACTCAAACCGGAGGACAACCGTGTCTGGTCCAAGCAGGAAATTAATGATCTCTTCGACGCGGATGTCGCAAGTTTTGAACGTGGTGTTCTTCGACTTGTGCCCGGCAGTGTTGGCCGTCAAGGCGCTTTTGACGCTCTGGTCAGCATTTCCTTTAACTTCGGGCTAGGTAATCTGCAGCGCTCCACCATCCGAATGAAGGCCAACCGGGGCGATTGGGAAGGTGCTGCCGATGCATTCATGCAATGGACAAAGGGCGGTGGGCGTGAACTCCCCGGCCTTGTCAAACGTCGCAAGGACGAGCGGGCGCTATTTCTGTCGGATAGCAGCCCTGTTGGCTTGCAGTACTGACCCAGTTGTTCATGCCTAAGTCGGTCAATAAGCCGAGCGACGAGCAGGCACAGCAGTTTGATGAGTATGTCAAACACTGGCAACAAACACTGAATCTAATGGATTGGCGCTTAGAGCGCAGCAGCAAGCCTGTGAAGGCCGCAATGGCGGCAGTGCAGTGCGACAGTCAGGCTAGGCTAGGGTCGTACCAGTTGGGCGACTTTGGGGCCACCCAGATCAACAGCGAGTCATTGTCGATGACTGCGCTACACGAGTGTTTACATGTCTTCCTATTCGACTTGATTTCGACAGCACAAGACAGGGCAGCAACACCTGAGCAGCTTGATGCGGCAGAACATCGAGTAATCAACGTGCTTGAGAGGGTTTTATATGGCGCAGCCAGTAGTCAGTGAGCGAGATTTCATCGATCTCTGGGAGAAATATAAGTCGGCATCACAGTTAGCAAAGGTATTGGGCATTGCTGAACGCAATGTCATGTCCCGTAGAAAGCGTATCGAGGCTCGGACAGGGCAACTCCTGGAGACTTTGGACAGGCGACATACCAGATCGTTTGACCACCTTAGCCCATCAAAATCCTCGTCTGCAAGGTATGCTCTTGGCATTGAGAACGGTATCGTGCTGGTCTTCTCAGATGCCCACTTCTGGCCTGGGATCAGATCTACAGCCTATAAAGGTCTGCTATGGGCCATCAAGAACTTGAAGCCAAAAGCTATCATTAACAATGGTGACGCTTTTGACGGGGCAAATATATCCCGTCACCCAAGGATAGGGTGGGACAGTAAGCCTAGTGTAGTGCAAGAACTGAAGGCTTGTGAAGCGGCTTTGGAAGAGATTGAGGAAAGCGCCAATGGTGCAAAGTTGGTGTGGTCATTGGGCAACCATGATGCAAGGTTTGAGAACCGGCTGGCCAACACAGTGCCAGAGTTCATGCACATCGGCGGCTTTAAGCTCTCAGATCACTTCCCTGCCTGGATACCCTGCTGGTCTTGCTGGCCAACAGATGAAGTGGTTGTCAAGCACCGATTTAAGAATGGCGTTCATGCCACCCACAACAACACTGTCAACGCTGGAATTAGCGTAGTTACAGGCCATCTACACAGCCTCAAGGTCACCCCGTTTTCTGACTACAACGGCGTGAGGTTCGGTGTTGATACGGGCACTCTGGCCGAGATTAACGGCCCCCAATTCACGGATTACATGGAAGACAATCCAGCGAATTGGAGGTCGGGCTTTGCTGTGCTAACGATCCACAATGGTAGGCTTTTGTGGCCAGAGCTTGTGCATCGCTACGCACACGACAAGATAGA